GGGTAATTCAATGCCCACGAACCACTATTTCTCACGCGGGACAATCAATGAGCAGTATCTCTACGAAGACCTCATCATTGAGGCCATGCAAATCTATGGCCACGATGTATTTTATCTCCCAAGAACTTTAGTCAACAAGGACGAACTCTTTGGTGAGTCGCCTTTGTCTAAGTTCACCGACAGTTATATGATCGAAATGTATATGGATACGGTTGAGGGGTATGAAGGTGAGAAAGAAATCATCACACGGTTTGGTTTAGAGATACGAGATGAAACAACCTTCACAGTTTCTCGTAGGCGTTGGTTGGATTTAGTATCAATAGATTCTAACCTTATTACATCTGTTAGACCGAACGAAGGTGATTGGATTTATATGCCTACAGTTCAACGTCTGTTTGAAATAAGTTTTGTAGATGTTGATGATCCGTTTTTTCAAATAGATAACTTACCAGTTTACAAACTCTATGCTCGTACAGTGGAATATTCTGATGAGCGTCTTGACACTGGTATTGATGCCATTGATAAAATTGAAACGACATACAGTGGTGATGAGTTGTTGTGGCAGTTCCTTGGAGAACAAAGTACTACAACTACATACAACCAACCGATTCAATTACAAGGTGGCACACAACTACCGGCCGGAACTATCCTTGGGAACGTGGAAATGGAAACGGCAACTGTTGGTGCGCCGGGTACTATTATTGGTGAAAACGAGACAGGCTTCGATGCCATACTTATGGAAGATTCAGATGCTTACTATTCATTCTTCATCATAAATGAAGACTATGCGCCGACACCAGCAGGCGATTCTGATAATGAATGGATATCAGATAGAGCATCAGGAGAAGGTGTTTGGGAAGGTGATGCCATACTTGACTTTACCGAAAAGAATCCGTTTGGTGATCCTGAGGAGGGATAAATGTTAGGACATTATTTTTACAACGAGTCATTAAGAAAAACTATCGTAGCGTTTGGTAGTTTGTTTAATGACATCGTAATAACACGACGAGATAGTACTGGTAAAGAAATACAGTCTATGAAAGTTCCTTTGGCATATGGTCCAAAGCAAAAGTTTATGGTACGTCTAGACCAAGACCCATCAGCTACACAGAAAATTGCGATGACATTACCTCGCATTGGTTTTGAGATACAGTCGTTTGACTATGATCCTGTCAGAAAACTAAATCGTATTATCAAACAGAAGAAAGTTTCTGGTACAACTGACAAGAAACTAAAACAGATGAGTACACAGTACACGCCTGTACCATACAATATGAACTTTGAGTTGTTTGTAATGACAAAGAATAGTGATGATGGCATTCAGATAGTAGAACAGATATTACCTTACTTTCAACCAGAATATACAGTGGCCATTAGAGAAGTACCTGAAATGGATATCGTTAGAGATGTTCCTGTTGTGTTGAATAGTATTGGATATGAAGATACCTATGAAGGTGATTTTCAGACACGACGAGCAATCATCTACACGTTTGCATTTACAGCCAAGTCTTATGTATACGGTCCTGTTACTACATCACAGCCGATTACAAAGGTGGAGGCTTCTACTTATGCTAACTTACCGACTGAGACACCTGAAAGAGTACAGAGATTTACAGTACAGACTACAGGTACTGGTGATGCAGATGACAACTTTGGTTTTAATGAGACAACAAGTGAATGGATATAAATTATGAGCGGACACCTTTATGGTAGAACACCGAAAGTGACAACATCGATAGACTCTAAGATCAGTGATGCACTAGGTATAACACAAAACATAGTAGAAGAAATAATAGATCCGAAACCTCTAGTACCCCGACCTGAAGGGGCTCTAATCGAGGCTACGAGTCGTGATGCTGA